ATTGTTATTCTTCGTAAAATTAAAAACGGAGAAATTAAATTAGCAGTATCGGATATATTCAGACAACCATTTGAATATTACCAAAAACCAAATCGTACTTTAATTAAAACAAACAACGAAACAACAATTTCACTAACACTAAATTACAACCTATGAAAAAATTATTAGTATTATTCGCAAGTTTAACAATGTTTGCATGTTCAAAGGATTTAGGTGGAGAAGTTACACCAATCAATGTACCAACCTCAACAACTTTGAGTGGTAATATCACATCAACTACAACTCTTACATCGGATAAAGAGTGGGTATTAAAAGGATATGTTTATGTAACCGATGGTGCTAAAGTTATCATTCAACCTGGCACAATTATCAAATCTGATATAAGTGAGAAAGGTGCATTGTGTATTGAAAGAGGAGCACAAATTGTAGCAGAAGGTACTGCATCAAAACCAATCATATTTACATCTGGTAGACCCGCAGGAGAAAGAACTCCCGGTGATTGGGGTGGTATTGTAATATTGGGTAGAGCAAAAACCAATAGAACATCCGAACCAACTATCGAAGGTGGTATTGGTAGAGCATATGGTGGAACAAACGATTTAGATAATAGTGGTATCTTAAAATATGTTCGTATTGAATACGCTGGTATTGCGGCAATGCCAAACTCTGAAATCAACGCATTAACATTGGGTGGTGTTGGTAGTGGAACAATCATTGAGAATGTTCAAACTATCTACGCTAACGATGATGCATTTGAGTTCTTTGGTGGAACTGTAAATGCAAAAAACTTATACGCATATGGAACTGCGGATGATGATTTTGATTTTGATTTTGGATATAGAGGTAAAGTATCTAATTCAGTTTCTAAAAGAGACCCACAATTTGTAGATAATGGTGATGCAGGAAATGGTGTAGAGTGTGATAATGATGGTACAGGTTCATCAGCAGAACCATTCACACATCCTATATTAGATGGTGTAATTTTAATTGGACCAAATGATGCAGCATCTTTACCAAACCATAATTTAGCAATGAGATGGAGAAGAGCAACTCAATTTGAGGTTTACAATTCTACAATCATTGGATATATGAAAGGTGGGTTCTCAATGGAAAGTAACGAAACTGCACAATTCTACAAAGATGGTGTAAGTAAATTTCAGAACAACAAAATTGGTTCATTTAATTTATTAAACTTTATCAGTAAAGCAACTACTATTATTACATCTGATGCGGTTAAAACAAAGGCGTTGAGTGAGGGTAATACTGAAATAACTTTAACTGCTAGTGAAATAGAAACTTTATCTAAACCAAATTGGACGAATGGTTGGACAAAATTCCCAACAAAAGGAAATTAAATGATAACAATAATATAACAATAGAAAGAATATAATTGTGATATTTATATATACAAACTAAACAAATAAATGTCATCCTCAAAAACCCTGTTTATATTAAAAAGAAAACAAAACTATAATCTTTCAACCGATTATAGTATTGGTTTAAGTACCGGCCTGTACAATTCAGCTCAATTTATGAATCAAATGCTATTAGATGGCGGGTTTGATTCTCAAATGGTAGTTGTAAATGATAATAACGATATAGATAGAGAAGTAACTCTACACAAACCAACCCACGTTATTATTGAAGCTCTTTGGGTTGTTCCATCTAAATTCGAAGTTCTTTGCAAATTACATCCAAACGTTAAATGGGTAATTCGCTTACATAGCGAAATACCATTTTTAGCAAATGAAGGAATGGCAATGGATTGGATTGGGGAATATAGTAAATTTGATAATATTATTATTTCTTGCAACTCACCACAAACTACCAAAGATATTGAGTTTTATATGAGTACAAAATTAGGTATTAAAAAACATATAGATTTTTTACCAAATTTTTATCCACAACAATACAAAACTAAATCATTCAATAAGAAAGGTGATACGATTCACATAGGATGTTTTGGTGCAATTAGACCTCTAAAAAATCATCTTATACAAGCATTTGCAGCAATTAAGTTTGCAGATGAAATTGGTAAAAAATTACATTTCCATATCAATTGCGATAGAGTTGAACAAAAAGGAGAACCAATATTAAATAACTTAATAAGTATGTTCAATCATTTGGAACATAAAGGTCATAAGTTAGTTCATCATGAGTGGAGTGTTAGAGAGCAATTTATTCAATTATGTTCTACGATGGATATTGGAATTCAGATATCATTTAATGAAACTTTTAATATTGTAGGAGCTGATATAGTTTCACAAGGAGTTCCTTTGGTATCTTCACCTGAAATCCCTTGGGCTAATTCATTATTTACTGCAAGACAAACTAATACTGATGATATTGTAGATTCACTATTATGTACTTACGCATATCCAAAAATAAATGTATTATTAAATCAAAGGGGTCTTGAAAAATATACAAATAAAACAAAACATATTTGGTTTAAGTTTTTCAAATGATATTTATAGTTATAAAATAATTATAGCTATGAAACAAATATTATTATTTTTTTTGTTATTACCAACATTATTGTTAGGGCAGATATCCTCTTGGAGAAGTGGTGCAACAACCGCACCACAACAAAGGAGTAGTGTAAATGTACCATCCAATAGAGAATACTCACAACCAAATCGTAATGATAATGTGAGTAGATGGAGAAGTACACCACAATATAGGCAATATCCAAACACACCATATTTTCGTAATAGAGAAGTTTGGGTAGGTGGGATGTACCCTTGGTTTAATGGATTTGGATATTACAATATGTATCCATATTATTTCTATGATGATTTTGGATATAGACAAAGAGGTAGAGTTCGTATCTATAACGATGGTAAGAGGGATACTATAAGTGTTAAACCAATGCGTTGGGCATTTGGTTTACAAACATCAAAAGGTAATCAAATTGGTGGTTGGTTGGCAATAGGACATGTAAACTATGTCTTATTAGAATACCAGCAAACAAATCAAATACATTCAGCATCTTATTTCCCACTTGGACATTTAGGTATTGTTGATTTTCCATTAGTAGAAGATTGGATATCTAACAAAGTATTCTACGCAGGTATTGGTAAGAGGTATGGTAGAAACGGAATGCACATATCTTTGGGTTTGGGAAATGAAGAAGTAAGATTTCAGGGAAAAGATAAAATAGGATACATAACATTCCCAAAATATAATTCGGACTTTATGACAATGAAATTTGGTATAATACACGACTTCAAATATGTTACTCTTAAATTAGATTATGACCCTATACGAAGAAATGGTATTGTTGGGGCTGGTATAAATCTGTAAGTTACACTTTTTAATCAAAACAGCATATGATTGAAAAAGTTAAAAGTTTTATTAAGTGTATTATTCATATTCTGTCTAGCTTCCAAAGCTAACGGACAAACAACATTTACACAAACATTTATAGATAAGTGTACTGGAGAAGTAAAACTCGCCACTACTACTTATGTCAACGGAAGAGCATTTGTATCTTTCTATGACCAAATGAGAGTATTTACACCGGATGAAGTTACAAGTGGTGTAATGCAAATGTGGTTACAATCCGTATATGTTGCATATTCAACGCAAGGGTGTGCTACAAACCAGGTAGTACAACAAACTATACAACAAACAGTAAACCAAGCAGTTCAGCAGGCAGCAGCTCAAGCGGCTCAACAAGCAGCTTCGGCAGCAGCAACACAGGCTGCATCTCAAGCAGCTTCGGCAGCAGCTTCGCAAGCAGCCTCATCAGCAGCAGCTTCAGCAGCACAATCAGCCGCAAGTTCAGCTGCATCATCTGCCGCTTCTTCTGCAGCAAGTTCAGCTGCAAGTTCAGCTGCATCATCTGCCGCTTCTTCTGCGGCTAGTGGAGCGGCTTCATCGGCAGCTGGTTCTGCCGTTAGTGGAGCAGCAGCTTCGGCAGCTGGTGCCGCAGTACCACCACCCCCACCAACCCCATCCGCACCTGCTCCTTCTGCTTCGGCTCCGTCTGGTGGAGGTTCAACCACACCGGCATCAAATAGTTCTTCTGGTGGAGGAAGTGGCGGTAGTAGTTCATCACCAAAAGCAGAAGCAAAAGCAGAAGCTAAAGCTGAAGCAAAAGCAGAAGCTAAATCCGAAAGTAAGAGTGAATCTAAATCAGAATCAAAATCCGAAAGTAAGAGTGAGGAAAAGAAAGAAGAAACTAAATCGGAATCTAAAAAAGAAGAGAAGAAAGAAGAATCTAAAAAGGAGGAAAAGAAAGAGGAGAAAAAAGAAGAAAAGAAAAAAGAAAAAATAGCACCAATAAATCCATTATTATTAGCATCGGATTTAAGTGTAGTAGAATCATCTCCATCTAAATTTGATGCTATCTTAACAACCGGTGTATCTCGTTCATCAATGGCTGGGGATGAAAGTTATTCAGCAACATCTATGATATGGAGTAACTTAAAACAATTTGCAGTAAGTGGTGGTTATACTAAAATGAACTTTAAAGATGGCTCATTGAATTCTATGAACTCATACTCCGTAACTGGAGCATATCTAAATAGAACCTATATGAGTTTGGTTGGATTGACCGTAATTATACCAAACCCAAATATTGGTGTATATGGATATAATGTTGGTTTAGTTAATTTATTCTCACCAAAAGCAGATGGTGGATATGGATATAGTGTAAGTAATTCTGGTGTTGTATTTTGGACTAAACCATATCAAACTACAAAAAAACTAACTCTTTCACCACAAATATTTACAATGTTACCTGGTGGTAGTTGGGATACAACTAACGGAGAATTCACTTATAGTTCTGATGTTGGGTTTTTATTGGGTACTTCAATTGATTACAAAATCAGTAAACGTTTTGGATTTAGTTTTAATTACAAAATCAATACGTCTACTGCTGCAGGGGCTCCGATATTAAGTAACTTTTTAATTGGTTCTAGATTGATGCTTTAAGAAATAACTTCTTTATCTATATGTAGAGGTTCAGTATGTTGTCTTTGTTTTCTAACACCATAATGAGTTGTTGTTTTAGCAATTGTAGCTCCTAAAGAACCACAAATTAGAATTATTGTAATTAATAAATTTATCATTTTTTTGTATTATTTGTATTGTTTTATCACTTTTCTAATATAAGTATTGGAAAAATACTAAAAATATAATAAAAATAGGATTTTCCCAATAAGTTGAAAAAGGTTCTTTATATAATACAAAAATATTATAATTTTATTGATTATTAAGTATTTAATATTTATTGGTGTAAAAAATATACATTATGAACACGTTTCTTAAATTAGGTGTAATCGTTATAGCAATCGCAGTTGGGATATTTATATTCCGTGAATGTTCTTCATCGGATACACCGGGTGAAACTGTGAATGTGGATGGTAAAAAATATGAGTTGATAAAACACAAAATTGATACTTTTGTTGTTGAGCATACTCAAATTAAATATAAAAGAGGACAGGATATCTACCACGAAACAATTGTGGAAAAAGAGAAAAGAGTAGAAGTACCAATTTATATTAAAGCTGATAGTGAAAGAATTGTCAGAGAGTATCATCAAAAAGTTTTGTATAAAGATAAGTTAGTATTAGATAATGATTTGGGAACAATTGAATTAACCGATACTATATCTATGAATAAAATTATTGGTAGAAAGTGGAACGCTCAAATAAGGGAAAGAACCATAACTGATACCAAAATAGTAAAAGAGTTACCAAAGAATCAGATTTACGTTGGAGCACAAACTATAATTGGAAATTCGAATGTATTGGTTGGTCCACAACTTACATTGAAAACTAAAAAAGATAATATGTATGGTGCCGGAATGTTAATTGATGGTGATGGTAAAAAGTACTTAGGAGTTTCAGTTGGTTGGAAAATTAGACTTAAAAAATAAAATGCTCAACGAGTGTATCATTGTATCGAAAGAAGTTGGTGATAAGTTTATCTTAGCAAAGAATAGAGATAGAGCTTACAAACCAAAATTAGAAATTATCCACACTATCATAAATGGTGTGGAAGTTGCATACATTCACGATATGATTACCGATTGGAGTGAAGGTATGAATGAGTTTGGAATTGGTATTGTGAATTCAGCTCTAATGGTGGGTCACGATGAGGCAGAAGCAAAGTTAGTAAAGAAGAGTGGTAAACCATCCAAAGATGGGAAAAAGATTAGAACTGCACTTTCACAAAAAACTTTAAGAGAAGCAATCAAAGCAGCAGTATTAACCGATGGTGGTGTTAATGGACATACATTTGTTTCATCCCCAAGGTATATGGTTAGTATTGAGAAAACATCAAAACATAAACCTAATATTATTTTACATAATATGGAAAATCCAGTTGTTCGTACAAATCACGGACATATGTTTACTAATGCTGGATACACACATGGAGAAAAATACTTATCATCTAAAATGAGAAAAATATCGGCTGAAAAATCAGTTGATAAAGTTGAAGATTGGAAAGAGATTGCAAATGCAATGAGAAAAGAATTCTTTCCAAAACAATCTCAACTTAATATGGCAAGAAAAGCCAAAGAGATGTTCACATCATCTCAAACTGTACTTAACCTTACTGATAGAATATTACAAGTAGAATATTTTACTGATAACGTTGAGGAATTTGTTGGTATAACTAATAAGTTACCAAAGGACTACAAAGCTAAAATTAGTATTGTGGTTAAACCAATTCAATCCTAACTTTTTATAGTTTAGATATTTATATACAAACAATATATAAATAGAATTACTATGTCAACCGAATTCGAATTATTCAAAGGTAAAACATTAGGTTCACTTTTTGAGGATATCTATAATAACCAAACACAAAAGAAAGCCAAAATATCCGAACTAATCATTGAACTAAAAAAAATGGTTAGGCATGCTGGGGATATGGCTGTTATAGGTCCTTTAATTAGAGACCTTATAGATACTTCCGTTAAGAATGATGACCAATTAGTTAAATTAGCAAACCTTGCTCAAAAACTAATAGCATCGGAAAAGAAATCGGAGGGTGATGATGGATTCCTTTCAGCATTTGAAAAAGAACAACTACTTAAAGATATTGAAGATACTCAATTGGAATTAGAAAGAGTTGATGAATTGGAAAACGAAATAGAAGAACTTAAACTAAAAGTAAAATAAAATGACATTACAAAATTCAAGTGTTGTATCTACGCAAATAACACAAACAGGACCGATAACTACTAGCGTAAGTAAGGGAATGGGATTTGTATATAGTGTTATATTAGATGAAACACATCCTGCTATAAAAGATAGTAATGGTAATAGAAAAATATCATATATAGGAGCAATTGAATATAGGTTTGCAAATAATGTAGCATCTGATGATGCAAATTTACCAATTGCATTTCCATTTGATAAAAATTTTAAAAATTTACCGGTTGTAAACGAAAGTGTTGAAATTTATCAAAATGGTAGTGTGTCTATGTATAGGCGTGTTGGACAAGATATAACACCAAATATAAATTCAGACCAAAAAGCTATAACAAAACATTATGGTGAAAAAACAAAATTAGATAATAAAGGTAATGATTATAATAAAGTACAAACCACTGGTATAGTTAAAACAAATGTAAACGAATCATTGCAATTAGATGGGTTTGGAAAATATTTTAAAACAGAAAGGGGAATACACAGATTAAAATTATACGAAGGTGATAGTTTGGTTGAAACACGGTTTGGACAATCTATAAGATTCTCTGGATACAATAATCCTAAAAATGTATTCTCACCAACTGTAATAATTAGAAATGGCGAAAGTCAGATAACAAGAAAAAAACCAATAACAGAATCTATATTAGAAGATATAAATAAAGATGGCAGTATCATTGCTATGACATCTGACCAATATGAGTTATCGTTTTTACCTGGTACTGTTAGTGAAACTGGTACAACTGATTTTCAAACAGCTCCAACATCATTTCAACAATATCCATCTAAATTAATTGGTGACCAAATTCTAATCAATTCTGGAAGATTGATATTTTCTGCAAAAAGTGCGGAAATGATATTTTATTCTAAAAAGAATTATGGGTTTATATCAGATGGTGCCATGTCAATTGATAATGCATTGGGGATTGATGTTAGTGTGGGTGGTGATATAAATGTATTAACTAACGATAGGAGTGTTCATTTATATACAGGAAATGGTTCTATTATATTGGGTAGTCAGGGATTAGAACCATTGGTAAAAGGACAAACTTTAGTAGATATATTGGGTGAGTTAATAGATACAATTGTAGCACAACAATATCTAACTCCATCCGGCCCAACTAAAATAGGTCCTGAAAATGTACCAAAATTTGCATCTATAAAGTCAAAACTTAATTCAATGTTAAGTAAATTAAATCAAACTGCTTAAATATATGGCAACGATAATTCAACCACCATTACCAAAATTTGATACTACATCACTAAATGCGGATTTGGCTAATAAAATAAAAGCGCCTGAATTGCAAGAAATACCTGATGGTAGTGGTAATTTACGTTCTATGATAAAAGACCAATCTATGCAATTGGGTACTAATATAGAAGGTACTTTAGACCAATTTGGAGAAAACATAGAAGCCGAAGCAGAGAGAAAAGCTGCAGAATTAGAAGCTGCTGCAAAACAAATAGAAGCGGCAGCATTAGCAGCTGCTAAAATGATTGAAGAAGAATTAAAAAGAAAAAAAGAAGAAGCAAAGAAAGCAATTGAAGATGCAAAAAAAGAAGCAAAGGAGGCATTTCAAAAAGCACTAACCGCAAAAGAACAGGCGGAAGATATGATAGCAAAATTACGTGGATTTAAAATACCCAGATTAAAAAAATTAAAACCCATACCAACAAAAGATTTACCAGCACCTCCTCAATATGCTAAATATATGGATGCTGATGCAAAACGGGAATACGCCGAAAATGCTAAAAGTTCGGCAACAAAAGGAGAACCACCAATAGTATAAATTATGTCTTGGGAAATATTTAAACAAAATATTGTAAGAATTTCAAATAGACCAGGTAGTATACCTGATATAGATACTGTGGCTAGGGCTTATGCAGTTGAATACGATGCTGCAATTAAAAGAGGATTTGATACTTTAAATAATATAGCAATTCAGCAAGGTGATGTTGCAACAATGGAAAGATTGTTTAAAATTGCTTTACAAAAAGGATTATCATCAACAGGTCCATATGATTTAGTTGGTGAAATGGGAAAGGGTGTAATTGCGTATTGGAGTGCACCAGGTGGGCCTGCTAGTATAGCTGATAATGCGGATGGTATTGATGCGGTGGAGGCTGAAGCAATTCAAACCGATATTAATAGAGAATACCCAAAAACTCAATTAGAGTATGAAAGACAGTTTCCATCAAAAGAAGCCGCAATGGCAAATAATAGTAATGTTTCACCAAAAGAAGCATTAGATTCTGTAAACGATTTTAATAATGAAAAATCCCAAAGTAATGCTGATACTAAATTAGTTGGAAGGGGTGATACTGCATTATTTAATAAATGTGGAAATGGAATATGGCCTGCATTGGGAACTGCTCCAAATTTTGAAATAAGAAGTATAGAAAATGCTGACTCAGATTGTCCTAGAAAATGGTACAAAACAAATCAAGAATATCTAACAAAAAATTGTACTCAAATAATGTTTCCAACTGCCAAAGGTAGTTCTAAAATATTAGTTCATAAAAATTTGGCAGCAATTATAAAACCCGCATTAGAAGAAATAAAAGCAAAAGGATTGCAAAGATATATTGAAAATTGCGGAGGTGGGTTGGCTATTAGAAATGTAACTTGTGGTACTAGATTATCAAATCATAGTTGGGGAACTGCGATTGATATGAATACGGGAATATACCCATATGGTGTAAAATTTAAATCAGATGGAATTTATAGTGGTAAGAAAAAACTTAGAGAACTTAATGAATTTGATAAAGGATTCCAACAAGTAGCAGCAATATTTAAATCAAAAGGAATGACATGGTTAAGTAATAATGACCCAATGCACGTTTCTATATATGAATAATTATTAAGATATGGGAGCTATAATGAGAAACTTTCCAATACCACTTATACCAGCACCAGGCTCAACTGCCAATGTTGCTGTAATAAATAATGTGGTTTTAAGTCCGGGAGTTTGGGGACCACCACAACCATCGGTAGGAGCAAGACAGGGAGATACTTTATCCGAAGAGGAAAAAGCTGGTGCACAAGAAGATTTGGATGTTGCAAAAAAAGATTTGCAAGAATTTCAAAATGACCCAACACCCGAAGGACAGGCTAAAGCACAAACTGCAAGAGAACAAATAGCATATCAATCGGAAAGATTGGGAAGTGGTGAGAATGCATCTTCATCGGATGTATCAAATGAACCAAAGCAAGAGATTATAGCAGATTTGCCACCTGATATGGAAATAGGATTAAAAATAGTTCAATATGCTTTAAGAGATTTAGGAGTAACTGAAAATCCACTACCACCGGGAAAACCTGAAAATTCCGGTCCAAGAGTTTTACAAATGTTAAAAGGTGTTGGATTTAATACACCCGCATATTGGTGTGCTGCTGCGGTATCTGCTTGGTATAAGAGTGCTGGTGCAAAATCACCCAATAGTGCATCATGTGATGTTTGGATGAGTTGGGCAAAACGAAATGGATTGTTTAGTAGCAAACCTGCAATTGGAGCAGCTATTTTATATGGTAGTTCGGCAGATGCACATCACATAGGAATTGTTGAGGCAATAAGTGGGGATAGAGTAACTACAATAGAAGGTAATACTTCTGGTGGTGGTTTTAGTAGAAACGGAGTAGGTGTATTCCGTAAATCAGCAAGAATTGCAAAAGCAGTTGGATTTGTATTACCAATAAAAAAATAATAAAATGTCAGCAGTTAGACCTACGGATAATACTGGAGTAATAGTTGATGAGTTCATTCGTTATGCAACTCAACATTTAACTACTGTAACCGGCGTTATATCAACAACATCTTTATATCCACCTTTGGGTACACCCGGACCGGGTATTATAAATTGGACAGGTTATACAGTTCCCCCAGCAGCACCATCAATACCTATTGGTCAAGTTGATACATCTGCAATAGAAATGACACCTGAACAAGAAGCAATAGCTGAAAGAGCATCACAAAGGGGAGCTGATTTAAATTCTGCAACCGCAGCTGCACTATCTGGTGTGGAATATACAGGCGGTTCTTCTGGTGGAGGTGGTGGAGGTGGTAGTGATTCTGGCGGTGTAGTATCTTTATCCGCAGATAAATTGCCGGTTGATGGTGTTGAAAAAATACCTAATTACAAAACAAGTGTAAAAGTTCCACCCGAAATAGTTGTTGCTATGAGAAAATATGGAGTGGGTAGAAGTCCTTTGGAAAGAGCACACTTTTTAGCACAATGTGCTCACGAAAGTGGAGGATTTATTTATAGAGAAGAATTGGCAAGTGGAGCTGCATATGAAGGTAGACGTGATTTGGGTAATACACAACCTGGCGATGGTGTACGATATAAAGGTAGGGGATATATTCAATTAACGGGTAGAGCAAACTATACAAAATTTGGACCTGTTGCTGGTGGTGATTTTGTAGGAAATCCAAGAGTAGTTGCACAGCAATATTATGCTGATACCGCTTGTTTATTTTGGAAATCAAATAGTTTAGGTCCAAAATGTGTTAATTCATCGATTGATACTATTAAAGTTGTAACTAAAAGAATCAATGGTGGTTATAATGGATTGAACGATAGAGTAAGTAGATTTGCAGTTTATTGGAGAGAATTACAAAGAGACCCGACACTTTGGGCATAAATCCCAAAAATAAACAAATCAAATATTTATATTAACAACAACGAAAGATAATCAAATGAATACGGATAAATTATTAAAAGCTATTCAAATTCTTATCAAAGAGGAGTTAAAACAACAACTCCCTGCTTTGATTAAAGAAGGAGTGAAAGCGGAAATGAAAAAGGTTTTAGCGGAAGGAAATACTAAACCACAACCTAAAAAAGAAAGTGAAGGATTTTCAATGGCTAAAGCAATATTGGGGAATGATACTATTAAGGAATCGGTTGAAACTAAAGTAGTAGAAACTAAACAATTTAGTAAAAACCCAATTATTAATCAAATTTTAAATGAAACAAGAGGTGGTATCCCACAAGGTGATGGTGGTTTTAGAACAATGAATTTTGGACAAGGTGATATGGGGTCTGTTGTAGGTAGAACTGCAGTAGCTGATAAAATGGGATATGGTGATTTAGCTAGAGGACCTCAACCAAGTGGATTAGGTGTTCAAACTGGGGTGCCTGAATTGGATAAAGCATTGAACAGAGATTATTCAGAATTAGTAAAACGATTTAATAAAAAATAATGGCAGTATTATTAGGTCAAAGGATGGTTAAAGATACAATTGCATATAACGATTATGCTATTGGTATTACATTGCCATTACAAATAGGAAATAATGCATTTAATCAATCATTTAAAACAATTGACCAAGTAAAAACAAATATTAAAAACCTTTTATTAACAAAAAGAAAAGAAAGAGTAATGCAACCGGAATTGGGTAGTGGCTTACAAGAATTACTTTTTGATTTTAATGATGACTTTTTAGCTGATGAAATAGAAGAAGTTATTACAAACAGTATGGAAAAGTGGTTGCCATACGTTACTATTGAAGAAATTGATGTTAGACAGACTGATGAATTTAAGGATACCAATCGTGTTGAAATTTCATTAACATTTAGTATAACAAATAATGTAGGTATGGAGACAGTAACCTTTACAGTATAAAAAAATGGCATTAACTACAATAAATAAGAATTTTAAAAACAAAGGAAAAGATATAAAATATCTAAATAAAGACTTTGCTGCATTTAGAGAAAACTTAATTGAATTTTCTAAAACATATTTTCCAAAAACATATTCTGATTTTAATGAAACATCACCTGGTATGATGTTTATTGAATTAGCATCGTATGTTGGTGATTCATTATCTTATTATGTAGATGATACTTTAAAAGAATCATTAATGCCATACGCTGAAGATATTCAAAGTGTAATTGCATTATCTCAATTTTTGGGATATAAACCAAAAGTAACATCTCCAGCAATAACAAATGTATCGGTATATCAATTAATTCCATCAATTGGAAGTGGTGTTAATAACAAACCAGATGAAACATATTTTCTTAGAATAAAAGAAGGTATGCGATTACAATCTACTGAAAATGATATTTTATTTAGAACAACAGACGTAGTTGATTTTAATGATGAAAACAATAGAGAGATTACAATTTACGAAAGAGATGTAAATACTGGAGAACCTACTTTTTATTTGGTTAAAAAATATGTACAAGCAATATCAGCTATCACATCGGAAAGAACATTTACGTTTGGAGCATATCAACCATTTCAATCAATAACATTAGATGAAACGAACATTATTCAAATATATGATGTTAGGGATTCGAATGGAAACAAATATTATGAAGTTCCATATTTGGGACAAGAAATGGTGTATATTGAACAACCAACAACAGAATCAAATGATGCTGAATTATATCAATTTAAAACAACAGTTCCATATATTCTTAAAACTATAAAAACACCAAGAAGATTTGTAGCAAAAGTAAATCAAAATAGTACAACTACATTACAATTTGGAGCAGGTGACCCATCCGCATCGGATGAACAATTAATACCAAATCTTAAAAATGTAGGACTTGGTTTACCAAACTCAATTAGTAGATTGGAAGAATCATTTGACCCAACTAATTTTTTAAAAACAAAAACGTATGGAACATCTCCATCAAACACAAGTATTATTGTTAAATATTTTGTAGGTGGTGGTATTAGTTCAAATATAGTTAAAGGTGATTTGACTAGAATAGTTGGAATAGAATATGAAGATGATATTGATTCATTTACAAATGCACAAATAGCAACATATAATAGTATTAAAAATTCAGTAGCAGTTGATAACGAAATACCCGCAACAGGTGGTAGAGATGGTGAAACTATTGAAGAGATTAGACAAAACGCATTGGCAAACTTTGGTGCACAAAATAGAGCAGTAACTGCAAAAGATTATCAAGTTAGAGCATTATCATTACCATCAAAATATGGTGGTGTTGCTAAAGCATTTGCAACTGCAGATGGTACATTGGATAATAATTCACCTGCTTCTATATTAGCATCACCAAATCATTTACAAGAGTTTACGGATTTGGTTATGAGTTTTGTTAATAAGCCTGATTCAGAAGAACCAACTATACAATCCGTTAAGCAAGATATTACAACATATTTAATTGGTAAAGATTCCAACTTAAAGGAAAAAAATAATCCGTTTGCAATTAACCTCTATTTGTTGGGATATGATTTAAACGGAAATCTTACAAATCTTAATAAAGCAGTAAAAGAAAATCTTAAAACTTATATGAACGAATACCGAATGTTGACAGATGGTGTTAATATAAGTGATGGGTATATTATAAATATTGGTGTTGAGTTTGATATTATCATATATAACAACTACAACAAAAGTGAAGTACTTACTAAATGTATTACTGAATTGAAAGATTATTTTAATATAGATAATTGGACATTCAATCAAACAATTAATTTAAGCGAAGTAGAATTACTAATAGCAAACGTTGAAGGTGTATCATCAGTACCAATGATGAAAATAACAAATAAATGTGGTGGAAATTATTCACCAAATTCATATAACGTAGATGCTGCAACTAAAGATAAAATTGTATATCCATCGTTAGACCCATCTATTTTTGAAATTAAGTTTCCGGATTCAGACATTAAAGGACGAGTAAGATAATGATATATTTTTTAACAGCATCTAAAGATGCAACATTGTATTTACAGCAACCCAATCAAAATACTGGGCTTGATGAGATATTGGAAATAAATAAAGTATATTATGGAAATATAAAAGATATAACCCATGCTTTACTTAAATTTGAAATGGGGTATCTATCATCTTCAATTGTAAGTGGTGATGTATCAATGAGTAATGCAACTCTTATTTTGAGAGAAACCGAAAGTAATGAGATACCATTAGATTACACAATATTTGCAAATGCATTATCTGGCAGTTGGGAAATGGGTAAAGGTAATCGATTTGATGAAATTGAAACCGCCGGTGTAACTTGGAATTATAGAGATGGTGATAATAGTGTTGAATGGTTAGAAAACACTTTTAACACAAACACAACTGCTAGTGTAAATAATGGAACTGGTGGTACTTGGTGGACTAATTATCAGGCATCTCAAGGATATAGTTATCAAACTGCTGATATTGAAATGGATGTTAAATCTATTTTAAGAGGATGGGTAAGTGGTTCTATTCCAAACGATGGTTTTATTTTAAGGAGAGATGTTGACAAAGAAAGAGATACAAATGATTACGGTCAACTTAAATTCTTTTCAAAAGAAACGCATACAATTTATCAACCAAAAATTAGAATAGGTTGGGATGACCAAAAAATTGTAACTGGTTCACTAACCGAATTAACAACCGAAGATATAAAAGTTAGTATATCTAATTTAAAGAAAGAATATAAATTAAATAGTATTCCAAAATTAAGAGTGTTGGGTAGAGAATTATATCCATTAAAAACATTTACAAGCACATTTGCATATAATGATGTTAAGTATTTACCCGAAACTACATATTATCAAATAAAAGATTTACATTCAAACGATGTAATAATCCCCTTTTCGGAATATTCAAAAGTAAGTTGTGATTCAATTGGTAACTATATAAATTTAAATCTTTCCAATTGGGAGGTTGATAGAAAATATAAAATAGAATTTAAAATAGATAGAGATGGTTCTATTTCTTATTTTGATGATAATATAATATTTGGTGTAATTAAGTACTAAGATGATAAAAACAGGTTTACAAAATGAAGCAATAATATCCGAACTTTTAGTTAGTGGTTCGCAAATCATTGATACTAAAAATGATTTTGGAGTTTATATGTTTGAAGATAAAGAAACTTCGGATGGTATTGTATTTGGTAAATTACAAAAACCAAAATATAATGAAACAGAAATAATAAAATCAATTGATACAACTATTGTAGAATTATTACCATTAGAAGTACCAAATTTACCAGAAACTGTTCTTAAATTTATCTATGATGCTAAAGTTGCGGAAGTTGCGGATTTGACGGAAAATATTAGAGAACTAAATACTGAAATATCATCTTTAGAGGGAACTATAAGTGGTTTAGAAACCGAACTTGAGGCAATGAGAATTGATATGGATAATAAAGATTTGTTACTTGCGGTTGCGGAAAACAATGCACAACAATCAACAACTAAAGTTCAGAGTTCAATACAAGAATTACAAAACGCTATCCAAAGAGCAACTGCTGAATCTGTACAAAGAGTTTCGGCATATGCTAGAAATGAATCTTTAAAAGGACAGGTAACACAATATGAAGAGCAGGTAAGTACATCTACAAAACAAATAATTTCATTAAATGAATCAATACGTCTGCAAAATAATACCATTTTTGAAAAGGATAGTGCAATAGATGCATTAAGTAGAGATAACTCCGCACTTCAAACAAATTTAATAAGAAGTACTACCGCCAATAAGAAGGGAAAAATTATTTGTAACATGCTTTATGAGCAAGGATTTATACCTCAACACATATGGGCAGCAGATGAGGCATTTGGTGAGATGATGTTGAAAGAAAATAGACACGTTGCTATGGGTTACTTAATGTGGGCACAATCTGTTGTGGATTATTTTACTAAAAACTCACAATATTCTAAGTATCTATATGTAGCAGTTAAACCTTGGTCAGAACATATGGCACACATAATGGGTGTATTACCAAACGATAATTTAATTGGTAAAGGATTGCACTTTGTAGGTTGCCAATATTCATTGATTATTTATAATGTAGTTAAATTAAAAAGAAAATATAAAAAGAAAAAATTATCATTGGGATGGCTATAAGAACATTTAAAGAGATTATAGATAATAAAGGATATCGTATTGAAGCCAGAGATAGAGAAATTTTTGAGCAGGGAAACCTACAATCTTTTTTTGGATTAGGTGACCAAGATGCTATTGAGTTTATTATGTACGATACAAATGATAATCAACTTCCTCAAAAAAATGGAAATTTGGTTACATATGTTACACTATCAACCCAAAACATAAAAGATTACATACTATTACCAGAAGGTACTATATTCCAAAGATATCAGTTTCCAAAAGAATATTTTGTAGATATTGAACGATTGATTAAAGAAGCTGGATACGATAGTGGTATTTTTAAAACTCAAATAACTTTAATAAATAAAAGAGTTGGTAGTGAGCAAAAATACAATAAACTTTGGATAAATGAAATATCACCATCAAGAACTGAAATTAGATTAGTTCCATTAAAAAAAGGATTAGAAACTAATCCAGAATTAAGAGAACGATTTAATTTAATGATAAGAGATGGTAATTTTAGAGATGATACTATATATTTTGTATTTAAATTTATTGAAAATATAACTCCTACAAAAATATCATCTTATATGAGAGATAGATATTCAGAGAAATTTTTAGTTAGATTAAAAACAGAATTTAAAATACAGGATTTTGAAACATTTGTAAGTAGAGTATATGATACATTTGTAGAATCTTCTGCCTATGAATTTACAAATAGAATATCTGAATTAAATAATGTAAACTATGGAAAACCAAAAAATAGTAGACCTTCAATTGAATTAACTAAAAGTACCATTGTATCAATTTGTCAAAGATTATTAATAGCATCTTTAGATTATCATTTGTTAAGACCTGATGTTAAAACAACAACTACATTTGATGCAGGTAATGATGCTAGTTATGATGAAGTGGGTAAAGTTTTACAAAGATTAAATTCAGATACTAGAATTGATACAAGAAGTCCTATTATTGAATTAGTAAAGCAATCTCCACCAGTACTTACGCCTGTTCAAGAAAAAATACGAATTGTAATTAGAAAGGAAACTCCTATTGATAAAACACTTCCAATATCAACACCTGTTGATTTTCCGGTCGTAGAACCCGAACCACCAAGACAAGAACCTGAAGTTATTGTAATGAGAAAATATATGGTTTCTAATTTGGCAAGACAAAGAGATGGGGCTGGTCAAATGGTAGTTGTTAGATATCAGAACGAATTTAAAGATGGTAAACAAATACAATTGCAAGGTGGGGATTCAATTGATATTTGTGCTTTGCAAAATAGTATAAATATTGAAGACCCTGATGTTAGGATGATGGTAAAAGATGTAGGTCCTTGTGATAAAGCCTATGAACGAGTATCACCAGCAATCCCTACCGATGAACCTCGTGGAGGCGCAGCCGCTGGAAGCGGTGGTGGGGGTACGACCGGTGGGGTGATTGGGAGAAATGATAGATTTGAAACTGGTAATACTACATTCTTTGAAGACCCATCCGTACAAAATATGATATAGGATAATTTAAAATAAAATATTTATAAAATAACAATACAATAATAAAATAATAAATGGCTGCACCAAAACAAATAGGATATGATGATTATGGAAATCCATTATTGGATGAATCTGGCGCACCTTTATTTATTGGTGAGGGTAGTGGTGGGAATCCAATAGGTTCACCAGCATTCGCACCCACTCCACCACCTGCTACTCTTCCCCAGTCCACATCATATACATTTCGTCTTGAAAACATAACTGGTGATGATGTAGTATTTTCTTATCAAGCTCCTAATTCTGTTTATAAAAATGTAACTGTTTTTGCATATTCAAACAGAGAAGTTTGTGCTATACCAGACACATTTACATATCCACCTGGTTTAGATGTTACTCAATTAAGTCCCTGTGATAATCCAACTGGTGGAACTCCATCAACACCGGGTGGAAGTACCGAACCGATTGATGGTATTGGGCGAACTCCTGCACCTGTATCTGCAACTAAATTTAATCTTAGAATTATAAGTGCAAATGCTGCTGGTAGTACTCAAAAATATGTAATAAATGGAAAAGAATATTCCGAAGCAACTAATTATGAGTTTGATATAAATGATTTTAAGAATGCAGTTGAAATTATACCAAATTACAACAATAAATTATATAATTTAAAAAACGCGTTTAGAATACATACACAACGTAGTGGAACATTAGCTATTTTTGAAACTCTAACAAAGTATGGTTCTGATAATTCTGGTTCCGAAATTAATAGATTTTTTGATACATTCCCAACAGATATTACAGTAACATTTGATTATGAACCATTTGCATTACCACCCCCAACAAATGATTCTGTTGAATTACAACTTGAATTGGATGGTCAAAGTGAGTCTGCAGTAGTTTTATTAGATAGTGGAGTGGAATATCTTGTAAAATCTGGATATTCGGTAATAAATGTTAAATTAGGCAGTACTTTTAAATTATATTCCAATGGTAGCGATTATAATGTAACAAGATTACTTGGTATAGAATCACAAGGTGATAGAGATGTTACTGCATTTGATTTAAATGCCAATGCAACAACACCCTCACTTGAATTAAGTTATAGAGTAAAACAATCAGTAAAAGTTTTCATAACAACTAATTCGGTACAAAGGGTTGAAAGTAGACCAAAAATAGTTCCTGGTATTAGTTTTACTGCTGGTGATAGTAGAGAATATAATACAAATTCTGAAACTGGTGTTGCATTTACAATCGGAAAATCTGGCGGTGTAAGCAGAATTAGAGTATCTGTAAATAATCAAGAATACACATTTAGTGATTTAGGCAGTGATGGTGAAACAATAATTTATTTACCTGATGCAGCATTCCCAACACCTGGTCAATATAGAATTATAATGGTCCCATCCAATGGAAATGGTGATGGGAATCCAATAGAAGGACTTGTAAGTGCATTTGCAGATTTTTGGGTAGGTGTTCCTGATATTAGAGATATTGTATATCCATCGGTATTAAGAGGACCTGATTATACTGGAACTAATGTTGATTTTGATTTAAGTTATAAAACAGTTAATGCTGATTTTGTTAGAATATCAAAAGAGGGTAGTTCACAATATATTCAAGGACCTGCATCTGGTACTATAAAATTAAATGTACAACAAATTTTAGATTTAGATAATACTCTTACTTCGGAAGATGAAGATAAGATTTCATTTACTTTAAAATTAGTTGCATATAACATAAGTGGGTTATCACCTGTTATAAGTAGAGAAGAATTTATTACAATTCTATTTGATAAGGGTGATTTAATAATCCCAAGACCATTAGCAATGAATAGAATTGCCGATGGTTTCTTTTCACAATTTAATACAAATGTATTTGCAGATGAAACTTCAAAATATTTAACACACTTATTACATTTAGGCGATGGTGATAACAAAGTAGTTACTACGTGGGTTGGAAGTGATAATAGTTTAATATTAAAATTATACGAACCATTAACAACGGCAGTACAAGCAAATCAACAAGTTTGGATTTCAAAATTACAATCAAATCCAATTGTTGAAACTGTAACTTTAAAAAACGAAGTAGATGAATTTTGCCCTCCATTAAAAGGACCTAATTTCAGTTTAGATACATCCGTTGGTATTGGATATAAAGTGTTTGATGAATTGACTGCAAGTGGTTCATATACTTCAAACGATATTGTAAACAAATATTTGGAGGGTAATGGAATTGATACATCTAAATTAAATATATCATATGCAAGTGGTTCTGTTTATTTGTTTAATAATTTTGTAAATTTTAGTTCTGCTGAAGAAAGAGTAAATAACTTTTTTTATAAAGTACAATTAATAGAAACTTATAAAGATAAATATACAAGATTAATAGCAGATACATTTACAAATCCATACATAGATTTACAATCAAATTTATTAGCAGAATATGACGCTACAAATGCAGATGTATTTTTAACAACATATAGTTCTCAAAACAATGCAAATTTAATAACTGAAGATACTATATTTGATTTAATTCAATGGGAGATTAATCAACCAAAAGGTACTGCTCAAATTTCCGAAGCTAAAAATATATTAGAAAAAGCAAATGTTTTAATTAGAGGACTTGATGGATTTGAAAAATGGTTATATACGGATTTAATATATTCAGATAGTTTATCATACCCAAAAACTACTTCAACAAACGGTCTTACTGGTTTAACTACTTATGTTTTAAAACCAACTACCGATAGTGAAGTTACTGCTTGGTATGAATCTTTAATTAATTTGGCGTATGAATTTGACAAATACAATCCAAATTATTTAGTAAACAATATACCTGAATTTATAAAAGAAGATTATGATAATAATGATTTCATACTTTTCTTAGATATGATTGGGCAACATTTTGATATTATTTGGGTTTATATTAAAGCATTATCTGGAAACAAATTATTAGAAGAAAAACAATTTAAAGGAGCTACAAATAATCTTATATATTACCTATTGGAATCAATGGGTTGGGATGGTAAGAGAGCGTTTGATTCACAATTCCTTTGGGAGTATGCGTTTGGAACTGATAGAGAAGGTAATCAAAAATATGGAATGCCATTGGAAGATGCAAACAATCAAGTTTGGAGAAGAATCCTAAACAACCTACCATATTTATTAAAACATAAAGGTACATCCAGAGCTATGAAAGCAGCTATGGCTTGTTATGGTGTTCCCCAATCCATGTTAACAATTATGGAATATGGTGGACCGCAAGACCCAACAAAAGATGGTACTACTAAATTTACATTTGATGATAGAACTGCTGCAATTAAATTAAACTCTGGTTCATATAATTCTTCTGTTGTTGTTCCTTGGAAATCAATAAATGGTTCATATCCACAAGGTATTGAATTTAGAATAAAACCTGATAACGTACATAATACAACTATTATATCATCATCTCAATTTAAATTAGATATAATACAAACAACAGGTTCTTTTGCAACTTTACGATTTGGATTGGGTGGTAATGCAATATCAGCAGGACCTTATATAGAAACGCCATTTACATCTGCATCCGTATCAACTACTTATTTTACAGCATCTATTGAATATGTGCTGGGGCCTGATACTGTTAGTGGTAGTTCTAATTTTCCATTATCTACCGAATATTATAGTAATGTTTTAATAAATAGATATCAATTAGGAGGTCAATTTTCATCCGCATCACGTTATGAGGTATTACTAAAAACATCCGATGGACAACGAATTGTGAATTCCGTGAGTATGTCTTTTGTTAGTACAAAGGAATATTGGGAAAGTGGTTCTAATTTAACAATAGGTAAAGATTTTGATGGTAACTTAGATGAGTTTAGATTATGGAGAGTTCCACTGCAACCATCTAAATTAGAAAATCACACATTACACCCAGATGCTATAAATGGAAATTCATATACTTCATCAACGGCTGATTTATTATTTAGATTAGATTTCGAATATCCAAAAAATAGAATATTAGACCCATATATTAAAAACGTTGCTATAAACACAACATATGGTGAAAATTATGCTACGGCTAGTAATATGTACCCCGCTACACTATATCCGTATCAATACACTCCATATGATAGAACTGTAACAGCAACTGTACCATCGTTGGGATTAAATTATTCCAATAAAATTCGTTTTGAAGAACAAACTTTAGTTGGAGATTTATCTCATAAAGTAAGAGCAACTCAAAAAGCGTTTGATAGAGCACCAATAGATTCAAATAGATTAGGTATATTCTTATCTCCAATTAAGGAGTTAAATATGGATATTGTAAGAGCATTTGGTGATTTTAATATTGATAACTATATTGGTGACCCATCGGATGATTATAAAGATAATTATACAGAATTAACTAATTTAAGAACTTATTATTTCCAAAGATTAAATAGAAACATATACGAATACATTCAATTGGTTAGATATATTGATAAATCTTTATTTGATGTATTGGAAGATTTGGCACCAGCTAGAGCAAAGGTATCTAAAGGTTTATTAATTGAACCGCATTATTTAGAAAGAAGTAAAACTAAATGGAGTAAGCCTGAATCCGAAAGAGGTGATTATGAAACATTAATAAACACATTTGAAGATAAGAAAATTGAATTAACTTATGAATCTAAAGATGCTTTAATAGATGCATCTACTCAAGTTAATTTAGAAGGAGATACTCCAAACTATGATACTATAATAAATGCAGAAGATGTATATACATTGGAAGCAACTAATCCAAACTACGATACATTAATAAATACTAATGATAATATTATAATTGAAACCGAATATCCAACATACCCACCTACTGGTTCTGTTAATATTGATTGTAACTTGGGTTCAAAAATATTAGCTGAAGTAGATTCGTTTACAACTACTATTATTGGATTTGACCCTAACTCAATTGCTAATGCAGGATTTGGATTATATGCAGAAAATGGTAATAGTATTATTAGAAAAATAGAACCGGTATTTGGAAACTTTGAAACAACTGGTAGTAGAAGTAGTGTATTTTTAGTAAAAGAGCAATACAATACAAAAATATCAACTCAATTAAAAGGTTGGCCTACAATTGGTGCTTTACCTGGTGAGCAAGTATATTATGAAGATGTAGATGTAACAAATTACAGATATAAAGTTTCAATTTTACCATTTAGTGGAAGTATTAACGTTGGAAACGATACTGTTGAAGTAGTGGCATTAAATGGATATTTTCCATCACACTATAAATTTGTAAATAATTTATCGGAAGGAATGCAACGTTCTTACTTTAAAGGTTCTTTACAAACATCGGGTTCAACGCCAGATGGTTTAGCTGCAGTTGAAACATTTACAACTAATCCTAACATACTTAGAGTATCTAAAACAGGTAGAGGAAGTGGTGAACCAATACTTGTTGTTGACTAATTGGAAAATAAAAATAAGTTATATTTATATAATATAGAATAAACGAATAAAAAATGGCATATTTAGATAATACAGAAATAACAGTAGATGCAATACTTACCAAAAAAGGTAGACAAAAATTAGCATCTGGACAATCTCTAAACATCACAAAATTCGCATTAGGTGATGATGAGATTGATTATACATTGTATGAGCCGGCACACCCAAAAGGTTCGGCATATTATGATTCTGCTATCAGAGCAATTCCGGTAACGGAAGCAACTCCTGATGAGACTCAAATATTAAGATACAAATTAGTAACTCTTCCAAAAGGAACAACTCAAATACCAATAGTTAAATTGGGTGTAACAGCAATTTCAGTAAATCAAACTGAAGGTGGTGTATCGTTATCACCAACAACATCTCCTGCTGGAAATACAAACGCTGGATACACTGTGGTGTTGGCTGACCAAAGAGCTGGTACATTGACAGTAACCAATGGAACAACTGGAACTGGTACGGTACCTGTTTTCTTAGGTGAAGAAATTACAACAACTGCACAAGTAGTTAGTGGTTTAGAATTTAGATTTACTCCAAATCCTAACTTAACTATTGATGTTGCAACTACATTGACAGTATATGGTAATGATACGGGTGGTTCTGAAACAATTCCAGTAACTGTGATATACAAACAAAGAATATAATAAAATAAGACAATGGCAATAATTAATGATATTAATATAACCTCACAAATTGCAGCATTGGCAAATGGTGGAAATTTGGATACCAACGCTTTGGTATCTTTATTAAACTCGGCATTACCAGCTGGACAACAATTATCTTCAGGTGGTACTACCAACGCAATTGGTATCTACAAAAGATTTGGTGAGTTTGATAAAGTAAACGCAAAAGTAGAAGTTGTAACAACTGGATTATGGTCTAACGATTCTGGTTCATTAACTACATTTTTTACATCATCAACGCAAGTTGCACAAAATAGTGGACAATACTACTATAATGTATATGATAAAAATACAGCAACCGATTCAACTACTGAAGTTCAATTTGCAGTAGCATACGGACACGTAGATGGTAGTGGTTCAATGACATTGAATTTAAACGATAATTCATTACAAGCATCCAAAGCAACTTATGCACAATATCGTTCAATTTTATTAGACCCAACAGATACTAAATTCTCATTTGAAAATAGTTCTACAACTTTAGTTGATTCGAATGATATATATGTTATCAATTTAAGTAGAAATAGATTTAGAGAGAAAATGGATGCTGGAAACTGGTCATTACCACTTTCTGGTTCTAATGGTTTATTTACTTTTATTGATAATAGTGGTAAGAAATTTAGTGATGAGAGTGGATTAAGTGGACGAGTATTTAAAGTTGTTGAAGGTAACTTAAATTTAGGTACACAAAGTGAAGCAACTATTACAAGTACAACCGATGCAACATCTGGTGAAGGATATGGTTTATTTTATCCTGATAGAGGTATTATTGTTCTTAATCCAAGAGCAATTGGTAATAAGGTAGGAAACGTTTGGAACGAAGCATTTCAAACTGTAGGTCATTTAGCACCTGGTGGTGCTGGAGCAACATCTGCACCTGATAATTCAACATCAACTGCGGCTGAACAATATTATCATAAGAGATTGTACTACGCAATTAAAAATGGTAAAGATTTTGAAGCAAGAAGAACTGAAAATGTATCAACACAACATTTCTTTGTAAGAGCAACAAATAGAGAGTTTAACTACTCCAACAATCCAACATATGTAAATGTAGATGGTACATTTAGTGAAACAACTTTTAAAACTGACCCATATACTTACATTACAACGATTGGTTTAATGAATGATTCAAATGAATTGATTGCGGTGGCTAAAACATCTCAACCAATTGCAAAATCATTTGATAAGGAAGTTTTAATTAAAGTTAAATTATCATTCTAATAGAATTAATTAGATAAAGTATAAGACCCCCAATTCGTTGGGGGTTTTTCTTTTTATTAATATTTATATAAAAGTAAAACAAATCAAATGCTTAAACCAATACCAAAATCAGATATCATTGTTAGACCTATAACAGTTTACAAAGAATGGTCTTTGGATGAAAATGATGTATTTCCAATATTTGCTTTAAGTGGAAGTAGTGGTAATTTCGATGATGAGTTTGATGAAACAAGTAATGGATTTTCTAAAAAAAGTTTATACGCATCAATAAAATCACAATTTTACAGAAATTCTTCAACTGCATCAATTTTAACAGAAGTTGGTTTACGAAAATCATATGCATCTACCGATGAAAGAAATTTAGAAGATGAGGTGGTGGTATTTTCAATTCCACAAATATACATTGGTGAGGGTATTAAAATTGGTAGTGTTGTTTTATTAGATGATGATACTAATAGAACTTTAACGGATGATGGTTATTCAAACCTTATAGATTCTGGTAGTAATATTAAAGGTAATATATTTTATGATAGGGGATTAATAGTTGTGGCTAAAGATATTACATCCGGCTCAAACTTTAATACTTTTAGATTAAATTATCGTTCTACTAAAACAATTTATGAAAACGAAATATTCATATCGGTTTTAGAGCATGAATTTAATTATTCTCAAAATCCATCTGCTGTATATGAAGATGGGGCAACTTATGATATGATAACCGTTACTAATAGAAATGATGTAACTGGAGCTAACACATATTCAAAACCAATTTATAAAAGTGGTGTAAAATATGTAAAGAAAAAAACCAATTTACCAAATGGTGATGGTTCTTTGGATTTTAGGATACAATCAAATATAGACCCAACAAAATATGGTAGTTGGGATGATTATGATGAATATATTTCAACAGACCCTACCGGTTCATATTTAGCACCATATATTACAACAATTGGATTATATGATGATGATTTAAATATGGTTGCTGTTGCAAAATTACCACAACCAATAAAATCATTGCCTGATTTTCCAGTAAACTTTATTATAAGATTTGATACTTAAAAAGTTATTGTGTTATATTTATAATTAAACAATTAAAACAATGGCATCTATATTAGAATTATTTGGTGAAAACGGTCCAAAAACTTCACAAATTAATAAAAAAGGTAAAGATAAAACTCCAATATCAGAAGATGGTGGAATGAATTTAGCAAACGAAGCAAATTTAGCAAAAGCTAGACAAGGAAAATTAAATTCAAAATTCTACTCTGATTCGGTAGTAAAGAAATAAAATGAATTGGTTATATGAGGGAAATATTGTTACGGAGGAAGACGTGCCTGTTGGTGCGGTGGGATTCGTATATAAAATAATTCACACTCCAACTGGTAGATACTATATAGGTAAGAAATCACTTACATCAACTAGAAAATTAGCACCACTCAAAGGACAAAAAAGAAAAAGAACAGTAACCAAATCTTCGGATTGGGAAAAATACTATTCTTCAAACGATTGGATTAAAGAGCAAGTAAAGGAAGGTAAAGCTGACGAGTTCAGTAGAGAAATCATCCAATATTGTTTCTCTAAGAAATCATTAACATATTACGAAATCTATTGGCAGTTTCATTATAATGTACTTGCCGATGATAATGCAATAAACGAAAACCTAATGGGTAAATTCTATCGTAGGGATTTACTTTAAACACAAAAGTTATGACAATACCTGAAATATCAAAAAAATACGGAATCTCCGAAGCATATTTAAATGCAAAAGATGATGCAGTACAAATTGCGGCAGCATCTATATTAGATTTAAAAGCTATGGTTGAGCAAAATCATCCAAAAGAAGTTATCACAAAGAAAATGCAGTTTTTAGCAGATTTCTTATATGATGTAAAAAATTCCAATCATTAATTTGGAATTGTAAAATAATCTTCGTATATTTGTAAGATTATAATCCAAATTATGCTATCTGGTAAAAATAAAATTGTAGTTATATCGATTTTAGACACAACGCTTGGTGTTGGTTCATCTCTTAAAGGAAATGAGCAACAACACCATTGTCCATTTTGCCATCATCACAAAAAGAAACTACAAGTCAATTTAGATACACAGCAATGGCATTGTTGGGTGTGTAACTCCAAAGGTCGTTCCATCTCATCTCTTCTTCGTAAACTAAATGTTGATAGGAGGGATTTGGATAGATTACATAAAATCTATGGAGATGAACCAGCATACTCACCAACGGAAGAGTATGTAATCAAACTACAATTACCAAAGGAGTTCAAACAATTACATTTTAAACCATCGGGTCTATTTAATCCAATTTACACCAAAGCAATCCATTACCTAAAACAAAGAGGTATAAAGGATTCGGAGATTGTAAAATATAACATTGGATATTGTGAAGATGGATTATATGGGGGTAGGGTTATTATACCATCCTATGATGAGAGTGGTGAGTTAAACTATTTTATTGCTCGTTCTTTTTATGAGGATGAAAAGATGAAATACAAAAACCCACCTGTCAATAGAGATGTTATTGTATTTGAGAATCAAATAAATTGGAATGAACCTATCACATTAGTTGAAGGAGCATTTGATGCATTTTCCGTAAAGAGAAATGTAATTCCTTTATTGGGTAAATTCCTATTAAGTAAATTGAAGAATAAGATTTTTGAAAAAGGTGTAAAAGAAATCACCATAATGTTAGATTCGGATGCTATTGAAGATTCCACAAAGCATTCAGAATGGTTTATTAAAAACGGAATTAAAGTTAAGAATATAATACCTAACGGCAAAGATGCCGGAGAGTTGGGATACGAAAGAGTAAACGAACTTATTAAAACTACTACTGAAACTGGTTGGGATGATTTAGTCCTTGCCAAATTAAACAACGTATGAGTATAAAAAGAATATATCACATTGCAGATGTTCATATCCGTAATGTAAAAAGACACAACGAATATAGACAAGTATTTGAAAAAATGTTTGAGGAGATTCGTAAGAGGGGAACTGAAGATTCACTCATTTATTTAGCTGGAGATATTGCCCATGCTAAATTGGAAATGAGTCCTGAATTATTAAAAGAAATTAGTTGGTTATTTACGGAGTGTTCTAAGCATTGTGAAACTATCCTTATTGCGGGAAATCACGATTGTAATATGAACAACTCCGATAGATTGGATGTTCTGACTCCAATCGTAGATGCATTGAATCTACCAAACTTTCATTACCTTAGAGATACGCAAGTATATTCAATTGGAGGAATTGATTTTTCAGTATTCTCTATTTTTGATAAAAGAGATAATTGGATTACAGCAGATAAACTATTTGGTAACAAAAAGATTGCACTATTTCACGGACCATTAGATACATCCACAACCGATGTAGGATATGTGGTAAGTAGTAGACACTTTAAGCCGGAGATATTTGATGGGTTTGATTTGGCTCTATTAGGTGATATTCATAAGAGACAAGAAATCATATCGGAAGCTGGATGTAAGATTGTATATGCTGGTTCATTGGTACAACAAAACTTTGGAGAGAGTTTAGATAAGCACGGATTTGTAGTTTGGGATATGGATACTCTAAACTATGAAGAGGTTGATATCCAAAACGAATACGGATACTACACTATGAATGTGGATAATGGTATTGTGCCGGATGTAACGGATATGCCATTAAAACCTCGATTGAGAGTTAAGTTATCCAACACCGATACTGCGGATACTAAAAGAGTGGTAACGGAAATTAAGATGAAGTACAACGTAGATGACTTCACAATCATTCGGACAGACTCATTCTCAAAGAGTAAGACGGGTAATAGAAGTAGTAAGTTGGACTTCGAAGATATATCGGATATTAACCACCAGAACTCTCTCATATCGGAGTATGTTAAACGAATGATGCCATATACTACCGAAGAGGATTTGAAGGGCTTAGAAACGATAAATAGAGATGTAAATAGTAGAATCGTAACGGAAGATATTCATAGAAACATTCATTGGAAACCTGTAAGATTTGAATTCAGTAATATGTTTTCGTATGGGGAGGATAATGTAATTAACTTTGATAAGGTAGGTGGATTGATGGGATTGTTTGCACCAAACGCAGCTGGTAAATCCTCACTATTTGATGCAATATCATTCTGCCTTTTTGATAAGTGTAGTAGAGCATTCAAAGCAGGAAACATTCTAAACAATCGTAAGGATACCTTTAGTTGTAAGTTGGAGATTGAGATTGATGGGGTAAGGTACTTTATTCAAAGGGAAGCAAAGACAGTGAGTAAAGGTAAGAGTGTTAAGGTAGATGTACAATTTTGGAAAGAGAATGGTGATGGTACGGAAATTCTAAATGGAACGGAACGTAGAGATACCAATAACATCATTGAACAATATGTTGGTAGGTATGAAGATTTTGTACTAACTGCCTTATCATTGCAAGGAAACAACGCCCTATTCATTGATAAATCTCAAAGTGAAAGAAAGGAATTACTTTCTCAATTTATGGGATTAACTATCTTTGATAAATTATATGAAACGGCTAGTGAAGATATTAAAGAGGTAACAACACTTATTAGAAATTTTAAGAGGACCGATTTTACTTCCGAATTAGCAGAAAAACAAAGTGAACTCAAAGAAAAGAAAGAAGAGTTTGATACATTGGATACTGAATCTAAAGAGTTGGAAACTGAAAAGAGTGAGTTGGAAAAAGAAATTATCCAGTTATCACAACAATTGACTCCAATGGATGGTAATTTAAACATTGATAGTTTGAATACCAAAAAATCAAATTTAGACCAAAACATTGAGAAGCAGATTGAAAAGATGACAGATAAGGCATCTAAGTTGGAAGAGTATGAATCTGCATTAAAACAAATTGGAGAGGGTATTGAAGAAAGTAAATTGTATGATGATACTGCAATTGATTATATGTACACAAAATTTACAACTCTACAATCCACATACACATCATCACTACACTCTATTGATAAGTTACACATATCATTGGATGCCAACAAAGAAAAGTTATCTCATTTAGAAAAGCATGAGTATGACCCTAATTGTAACTTTTGTATGAACAACGTATTCGTAAAGGATGCAAAGGAAACTGAAAAGATAGTTGGGGAGCAGTTGATTGTATTGGAAGAATTGGAAAGAGGTTCAAAAACAATTACTCAAAATCTACAATCATTAAAGGATGTTAAATCTCAATATGATTTGTGGATTTCTTTAACCGAAAAACAAAAGAAAGGTAACACATTATGCGATAGTACCAAATTGGAGTTAGAGCAGATGGAAACTCAACTACAACTATTCCAACATCAATTGGAAGGAGTTGAGGGGGATATCCAACGTTACAATGATAATTTGGAAACCATTTCTAAAAACAAAGAGATACAAACTAAAATATCAGAACTAACAACATCTAAAAAAGAAATTGAGGGTAAGATAGAAAGTGCTAAAAAGAAACTTTTAAAGTTATCATCCGATACCGGTTCTATTAACACATTTATCAAAGATATGAAAGCTAAGATGGGGGAGGTTAAGGATTTGGAAACAAAGAATCAATTGTACACATTTTATTTAGATGCGGTTAAGAGAGATGGAATTCCATACGAATTGATTACTAAGGCTCTGCCTGTAATCGAAGAGGAAATTAACAACATATTAGGACAGGTTGTTGATTTTGGAATCGTAATGGATACGGATGGTAAGAACATCAACGCTAAGATAGTTTACGATGACCAGGAATGGGCATTGGAAATGTGTAGTGGTATGGAGAAGTTTGTTAGTGGATTGGCAATTAGAGTTGCACTTATTAACATATGTAACTTACCTCGTCCAAACTTCTTAGTAATCGATGAGGGATTTGGTACGTTAGATAGTGATAACCTGTCATCCCTATTTATGATGATGCAATATCTCAAAACTCAATTTGATTTCATTTGGATGATTTCGCATTTAGAACAAATGAGAGATATTGTAGATGGTTTAATTGAAATCAAAAAAGATAATGGGTTTAGTAAGATTAATTTTTAACAGAAGGTAATATATTTTTTGGTTGAGGTTTTGGTAATACTTTTTCTTTTATCAAAGCTTCAACTAAACCATTTAATTTATAACCTTTATCTTTACAAAATTCTTTTAACATAAGATGTACTTCTGCATCAATTTGTATCATTGCATATTTTTTCATAACGATTATTTAACTTTCTTTAATTTTATTTATATTTCTTTAGATAAGTATTAACATAAATATTTATCGTAATATTTATATTGAGAACTAATAGAAATTTCAATGGCAAGAATTAAAAAATACGCTAGTAACCAAACAACAAATTTACAGCCACAATTAACTGAATATGGTACTTTTGTCACAGACCAGTTACCATCATCAATATATTTTAGAATATCTGAATTTAAAGATACATTTACAGGTGGTAAAAACGGATTTCTTATTGAAGGTTCTGAACATTTATTAGAATCTACTGAAATAAAAATAGAAATAATAGATGTAAATGGTAATCCAATTTATTATGAACCAGGTGATGGTATACCTGAATATTATGAAGGACTATCTAAATTAGTAGCTGTTTACATTTATGAGGATACTCCAATTGGTATTGCCAACATAACTATATTAGGAGAATTAAAAACTTATATAGATAGTGAAGGAAATGTACAACCAATACCAGAAGAATGGAAAGGTATTTATAATGTAAAATGGCAAAAAGAATTTAAAGTAAATCGTTTAATAGCAAACGAAGATAGAGTTAGATTTTATAAAAGACCTCAAGTATCAATTACAGAATTAATAAAACCATTATATTCAAATGTAGTTGCTCAAAAAACAAATAATGGTACTGTTAGTGGTATTCCATTAGCACCATTAGAAAATCAACCATTATCCGAATATAGTTTACCAACATCCTATTTATTAACTATAACCGATAATGGTGTATATAATGCTTGGAGTAGTTCGGTTGTTGGAAATACTATAAGTGTACCATCATTGGGATATACAACAACTGCAGATGATATAATAAATAAAACTCAATTAGTTGTAACAAATCCATACACAGATTCCAATGGATTGGTTCAGCCATTTGTAAGTGCACCATATACTACAACTTTTAATTATTTAGAAGGTGTTAATGATTTAGCAACTGCATTAACTGGTTCATTTGCAAAAATAAGTCTTACTGATTTAACATCATTTGTAGGAGATGTTGCTAGAGTTAAAGTATTTAGAAAATCGCAATCAGACTTATCCGACTTTCAATTTATTCAAGAAATTCAATTGGAAGCAAATGAATTACTTTTGGATTTGGATATACCAACTAAAAATCAAGAAAACTACGGAATATTTACATCGGATATTATTAAAGATTATTGGGTAACATCTTCTAATAATTTAACAGCAACATTTAATCAAAGTTATTTATATAATTCGGTTAAATTAAATAGTAATTCTTCGGTTTACAAATTCCATACATCAAAATCAATATCAATTACCGAAGATGTTGAATATACTTTGGATTTTAAAGTTAGAAGTGAAACATCAACTGGTAATGGTTATATTAAAGCATTTTTAAGTGGTTCTAGAGATGGTACAAACGGTAAAGTACAAGTAGAACAACAAATAATAGCTGTACCAGCACAAACGGCAGTTTTACAAAAATCAACTGTAACTAAAAATATAATTGCCCAACAAATGGCAACTGCTAGTTTGTATTTTGAAGTTAGTGGAAACGATTGGTATGTGTCTGATGTTAGTTTAAAAGCATCTCAAGAAAGTTCATTTTCACCCGATGAAATAACATTTATACAATCAGTTCCAAGAACATTACCGGAGGAAACATTTATATATCGTTTTGAATTCTATGATATTAATAACAACTATATACCTGTAAATGTAGAAGAAACAAAAACATTTAACGGAGGTAATTTACAAACAATTAGAAAAGGTTTACAATTACTACCATCATCTTTATATTTTCAATTTGATTCTGGTTCAAATCCAGTTCCCCCAACTTCTATAAACATTCAAGTTGTAAAAACTTTATTAACTGGTTCTGTACGATACACATCTCAATCATTTGATTATGATGGAAGTACTCATACGGCTTTACAATATGCAGGTGGGCAGTATCCTGGTGTTTTAAATCAAACAAATCCTGATAATGTAGTATTAACTGTTGGAAATTTTACTGGTAGTAGAAGTGATAAAAATGTACAATATTTAGAAATAACCGGTGAAGTGGAAGGATTTACTGATACTATTATTATAACAAAAGTATTAGATGGATTTGGTGGTGTAAACTATATTATTAGACCTTATAGAGGAACTCAAATCAGAAATAGTAGTACTGCTTCTTTGGAAATTCAAGCGGTTAGAATTGATGGTATAAATGAGATTATTTTAAATGATACAATTGGAAAACCAAAAGGCTGGCCTACTTATCAACTTCACGTATTGTCAGCATCGTTAGACCCATTGAACGAACCTGAAAGGTTTATCAATTTACAAAAAGCAGTCAATCAAAATTATATTAAAGGATTATCTGTTGGGGAATTGGGTAGTAAACAAATAAACTACAATGCAATATTCAATAGAGATTCTATAAATAAAGTAAGAGTAGTTTATATATTATCGTCTGGTTCAATAACACAACAACCTGCTTTTATAGCATCCGCATCTGTATTGACATCTATAAATTTAGAGGATTTGCAAGATGGTTTGGATTCTGGATTTATGGTATATAATACGGATACGTTTACTATCAATCCAAGAACTCAAACAATATTTACACCTGTATCGGCAAGTGTTACGGGTTCATTTTATAAAAGAGGAACTAACGTAGAACCATTTACCGCATCATTTGAGGTGTTCCCATCAATGTCTTTAAACATAGATTTTGAGCCGGAATATTGGATGTATTATGTAACTGGTAAATTTCATCCAAATATTTCAGTAGTAGCAATTGATGAAAAGAAAAGAGAAATACCATCAAGAGCAGTTTCTAATCATATATACTCACCATTATCACAAAGTAAAACATTAACCGTAACATTAACTTATACCGAAGATTATACATCATCATCTATAAGTTTGGATAAGACATTTACAATTGTACCTGAAGGAAAGCCGGGTGATGAGAGTATTGTATTTGAAGTAGTACCTACCAATGTAACCTTAAACTCAAATGCAGAAGGTACTGTTTTAGATTACAAACCATCTATAACTGATATTAAATTAAAACAAGGTAGTAGATATTTGATATTTACTGGAAGTAGAGCAGCTGGTACATTCCACATTGCATCATCCTCAATAAGTTCACAAAATATCACACCTGGTAATGTACACTTTACATCATCATTTGGGATACCATATACTGCATCATTAATTGTATCTCAATCTTCAAATCTTACTGATTTAAGTGGTAGTATAACATATCCATTGATTATACATCCGTACTATACATCATCAATCTACACACAAAGTATTGTTCAAAACTATACCAAAGCAGTTGATGGACCTCCACCAATTGATGTAATAATAACTCCAACTAATATTACATTAAATGCCGATGAGAATGGTTTTGTATCAACTTTAGCTCCCGCACAAACTACAATTCAATTAAGAGAAGGTAGTAAATTTTTAACATTTAATAGTAATTCAGCAGAAACACCTGGTACTTTTAAATTTGGTAGTACACCTACTCAAAATATTACAATAAGTACTTTGCAGGGAAATGGTACTAATTCGGCAACTGCATCATTTAGTTTATTTAATTATCCACATGTATCGGCAAGTGTAAATTATAATATAATTGCATTTCCATATTCATTGGGACCTGGTCATAGATTTACATCATCAGTATTTAATAGAACTCAAACTATAACGAAGAATGTGGCTGCAACTGCTGCTAGAACTATTAATTTAACATCAACTGCATATACTATAACTTATGATTCGGATGGGCAAGTAGTTAATCCAACAGATGGTATTACATTAGTTGCAACTGCATTTAATACAACTGGTTCTAGATTTTATCAATTTTTTAAAGATGATGTAGCTCAAACACCAATACAAACTACGGCAACTAGAAATGTAGCTCCTGAAGATGCAGTTGCTGTTGGTGAAGTTGCAACTTGGAAAGTAACATTAAGAGATGGTAGTAATTCAGCATCGGCACCAATTAGAGCACAAGCCTCTGTAACAATTGCTGGTGTTGGGGATGGTACTAAAGCATATAACGCAGTTGTAAATCCCGAAAACACTTCTATTGTTTATAAAGTTTCTGGTGAGTTGGAAATAGCTAATACATCTGCAGTAATAACGGCAACAAAAGGTGGAGAAGCTCTAACACATAGACCATCTGGTTTTAGTGCACAATCACAAGACCCATTTGGAAATAATATAGGTTCATTAGGTGAGTATCAGGTAACTATTCATTCTAAATCAAATCATATAGTTTTGGGTGATAGTAAAGTTAGTGGTAGTGTATTGAATGGTAGTACTAACGCAACTATTAGTAATTTAGCAGGATGGGTAAATCCGATTGGAAATCCAACGGGACAGATTGTTTATAGAATTAATTTTGAAAACGGAAAACAAATAACTTTTAAAACACAATCAATTGCAATTCAATACGAAGGAGACACTGGACCTGGTATTGTAATGAGAGGTGTGTGGAATCAAACTACTAATTACATAGGTTCGGTTGAAACAACAAACTATCGTAGAGATGCGGTAATTTGGCCTGACCCTGGTAACTCTGGTGGTAACACTAGATATTATGCGGCAATTAGTGGTAGTGGACCAGGTACCGCAACTGGATATCATGAACCTGTTTACTCACCATCACCTGTTGATAGTGCATGGTGGCAATACTTAGGTGACCAAGAATTCTTTGTGGCAGCTAAGATTGCAATATTCGATGAATCATTTGTTAAAAATACAATTAATATTGGTAACAATGCTGGTAGTCCTTTTGCAAACATTGTATTAGCTGGGGGTAGAGATGACCCTTATATGGCAATTGGACAAAACGGAACTGTTGGTGGAAACGGAATTCAATATGACCCATCTACACACCCTACTATAATTGGATATGATAAGATTGGTATATTTGCTGGTATGTACAATGGTGCAACATACGAACCACGTTTTTCATTAAGAGGAAGTGGTGGTAATTATTTAAGATGGAATGGCAGTACTTTGGATATTAGTGGTGCGATAACGGTAACTGGAGGTGATGCGGCAACACAAACATATGCATCTCAATCGGCAGCAACTGCGTTATCATCGGCATTGACAACTGTAAACGCATTGGCCGCCGGTACTTACAATATTGGTACAACTACATTCATTACAAACAATTTTATATCTGCACCGGTAATTGCTGGAACTGCTGGATATATACAAAAATTATTTAGGGTTGGCGATGATACAGCTGCATCAATTTATTTAGATGCTAGAAATATAGCCGATGGAGCAGCTGATAATTATCGTAGAATATGGATTGGTAGTGGTGCATATGGTATTTATGGTGATTCAAATACTTCATTTTATGTAGATAGTAATAATAGATTTTCGTTAGGTGATAAATTAACATTTACTGGTGGTAATTTAAGTGTAAGTGGTAATATAACTTCAACCGGTGGAAGTATTGGTGGATGGACTATAGATTCCAATTCAATTTTTAGTGGAACAAAGGGTACTAATGGTGCTTATACCGCAGCGGCAGGTAGTGTAACAATATCATCAGAGGGATGGATTTCATCAAAAAATTTCAGAATATCATCAACAGGCGCTGTAAATGCAGATGTTATTGATGTGAGTGATGTGTTAGCTTCATCGGCCTATTTTGGTACTGCTCGAGGAAATTATACAATTGCAATTGATACCAATGCTATGACATTAGCAGGATATTCACGATTCGATTTGGGAGCAGTTGCTGGTATTGTGGGTACATATACATCATTCATTGCATTTACTGATGGTGGTGGTACTCCATCGGGTACCATATTAAGTTCATTTGGTGCAACTGGATTAACTGTAAATGGTGCAATTACCGCAACTGGAAATATTACTGCTTATTACTCTGATGAAAGATTAAAAACAAAATTGGGTAATATTACTAACGCAATTGATAAGATATCACAATTAAACGGATTTTACTATACAAATAATGAGTTAGCAAATTCATTTGGATATACCGATGATAAAACTCAATTGGGTTTATCTGCGCAAGAAGTACAAAATGTATTTCCTAATATTGTATCACTAGCACCATTTGATATGAAGGTATATTTACCAAATGAAACTAAAACCGATACACCACCCGAATCTAAATCTGGAGAAAACTATTTAACAATTGATTACTCCAAATTAGTACCTGTATTAGTTGAGGCAATAAAAGAATTGAAAGCGGAAATTGAAGAATTAAAAAGAAATAAATAATGGCACTACCAGCATCAGGACAAATTTCAATGGATAATATGAACACCGATAGAGGAATAGCATCTGGTACTCAAATTAATTTGGCAACTGCTGGTACTGCTTATAGTGTTTCTTATAATACAAGTGGAACTAACGATTTACAATTTTCTGAATTTTATGGATTAAGTATAACACCTGTATATACATCATATAGCAGTAGTCTATCTACTGGTGCTGAAGCTGGTTGCTATGCTGGAGATTTTTATACCGATTTTACTATAACATTGTTAGACCAATTTGGAAATCCAATAAGTTTAGGTTACGATGTTGATTTTGGAATAAAATTCCTTTTAAACGATGTACAAGATGTTGGTGGTGGTTATTATCCTGACACAATTACTAATGTAAGAATCTTTGCAGGATTTCCAACAGGATATCGAAGATTTTATGATAAACGATATCTAAATTGTAACTTTAGTTCATTATGTGATGGTAGTTGCTATGAAGAATCAACTGGTATGTATATATTTGAAGGACCAATAACAGTAACTACAACAACTACAACAACTACAACAACCGCAGCACCCATATATAGTGG